ATGGCATCCATCAGGCCGCACAAGAACGGCTACCGCGTCGAGGTCTGCGTGAGAGGCCAGCGTGATTCTCAGGTGTTGCGCACCCATCGAGAAGCCAAAGCCTGGGGGTCGGCCCGCGAAACCGAGCTGCTCGAACGCGCCGCCAAGACGCCGGCCGAACTGCACACGATCCGCGAAGCCTTCGAGAAATATAGGGACGAGGTATCGTGCCACAAGGAAGGCGCCCGCCACGAGGCGCTGCGCCTGAATGCCTTCGTGCGCGACTTCCCGCGCCTGGCCGCCTTGACGCTTGCCGAGTTCGACACCCCACACCTAGCCGAATGGCGTGATGCCCGCCTGGAAAAGGTGCAACCGGCCAGCGTCAACCGCGACGTCAACCTGATCCGCAACGTCTTCACCAAGGCTCGCAAGGAATGGAAGTGGATGGAGCACAAGCCGTTCGACGGCCTGGACTTGCCGCCAGATGGGCCGCCACGCGACCGCCGCATCCATCCGTGGAAGGAAGTGCGCCCTATTCTGCGCGCCTTGGGGTACGTCTCGGGCCAGGAGCCGCGCACAAAGCAGCAGGAAGTGGCCCTTGCGTGGCTCGTAGGCATGCGCTCCTGCATGCGGGCTGCCGAAATCCTGCGACTGGGCAGCGATACCCTCTCGATGAAAACCGGCGTGGCACGGGTCAAACATAAGATGCAATACGTGACCAAGCGGCCCAGGGTGATCCCGTTGCCACGCCGCGCTCTGCGGCTGCTGCGCGTGGTGCAGCATCGGGAGCAATGCTTCACCGTCGATAGCGCGAGCCTGGACACCCTCTTTCGTCGCGCCCGCGACTCATTGATGATCCAGAACCTGCATTTCCATGACTCGCGCGCCGAAGCGCTGACACGCCTGGCACGCGAAGTGGATGTGCTGACGCTCTCGAAGATCAGCGGCATCCGGGACGTGAAATTGCTGCTCGAAACCTACTACCGGGAGACGCCGGAGCAGATCGCGGCCCGTATCGCTAAACCGGCTGCAGCATCGCGTCGACCTGCTCAATAGGAATGCGCCCGCAGCGGTCGAGCCGCATCTGGCCGGCGCGCACCATCTTGGCCACTGTCTGGCGGCTCAAGCCCAAGATTTCGGCGGCCTGGGTCATCGTGACATGCAGCGGACGCGGGTGCGATTCCACGTAGATCTGGACGGCCCGGCGAGCGATTTGTTCGGCTTCGTTCATTTCGGTTCCTTCTTCGACTCTTCTCTGATGCACTCCGCAATGGCCGCCCCAATACATGGCGAAAACGGATAGCTCTCGGCGATCTGGGCGCAGCGCTCGTATACGGCGCGGAGGGGATCGGGCTTGTTGTCGGGTTTAACTTCGCTCATGTCCGCTCCTTCGCCGCGCGGGCGGCATCGATGGCGGCGCGGAAGCTCGGGTATCGGTCATAAGCAACGCCGCCACCGAATCCGCCGACCCCGTTTTCAAGCCTGGCCACCACCCAATTTCCGTTATCGATCATTGGCAGGCATTCGTTGTCTTCGCGCGCCATCCGATCAAATGCGTCTAACCGCTCCGCATCTGCCTCAAAGTCTTGAATCTGGCTGCCATATCCTGCCGCATCGTCCTGGCGCTTGCGGCATTCGGCGCGGTAGAGGTCATGCCAATGTTTTGCGCTGGCGTAGGGCACCATCTGTTCTGCGCCCTCCCGACCCTGGGCGCAGTCAGGGCACGGTTCGCCGCCTTCGTCCGGCTGGTAGTAGCTCGGCCCACCAATCCAGCCGCTACCGCCGCAGGTCTGGCACGCTGGCCGCGATTTCAAGGCACGGATTGCAGCGGCACAGGTGTCCAGTGTGTTTGTACTCATCACGCCGGCCGAATATGCGCCTCGCCAACTGTAGATGTCCTCGCATTGTCGCGCCGCTTCCTCCAGCGCCACATCGCGAATGGCTTGGGTGTCGAAGTGCCCGTCTGCTGGTGGGGTGGGGGCACCTTCAAGAACGGGCTGTGCGGCCCCGAACGTGCCATCCAAAAAGATAGAACCCTCTTCCGGATAGTCGGCGAACGCACAGTAATAGCCTCTGCCGGAGTGGCCGTCGCCATGCTGAATTGTGGCCTCCGATTCCAACTGTTCGGGGTCTGTGATTCGGTCTGGGGCGACAAAATCCAGCGCATCCAGTAGCTGCGCACCAGAAAGCGTCACCGATGCATCGCGCGGAGGCTGTGCGCCTTGGTGTCGGCCCAAAACATCACTGATAGCCGCAGCAGCGTCACCGGCCCGGAAACTTCCCATGTACGCCCCAGGCTGCCACGCCTTAAAGTACGCCAAGATCTCGCGCAGCATACGATCGTGACCGTCGCTCGGCTCATCCTTCACCGGCTCGGCGACCTGCAAGGATTGTATAGTTTCACGGCAGTGATTCCATCCATCTACGTAACCTACAGTAGCTTCAATACTATCCTTGTATTCCTTGGGAATCTCGTGTGAGTCAGAATGCATTTTCTTAAGTATGTTTAATGGTTTGGCGAATGCTGCACGGGCTTGCCAACTGTCCCATGCTCCTTGTGTACGTAGATCTTGATAATCGTCCCCTCGAACCGTTCGTTGCAGAGGAAATCCCTGATCATCAGCCCATACCTCGAATCCCGCTGGCTCATTACCTGTCAACGATTGGTTGACTACTGGCTCGGCGGGTTGTGGGACAGTATCCTGACTGCGGTCGTGCTCAATTGCCTTATTCGGATCCATCGTGCGCCAGTCGGGCCATGCGCGGCCCTCGTTCTTCGATTGCTTGGCGACAATGGTCTCGATAATCTGCTCGGGAGAAGCGCCGGATCGCCATGCGCCATCGAGGGCGAGGATGATCACGTCGACCCATTCGCGCAAATCCCCGGGGTCAGCCTCAATTTCGCGTAACTCTTTGCGGATATGGTCAACGACTCCGGCGGCGCGAGCGCCAGGGCCAAACGTTCGTTCAGACCATTCACGTTGACGTTGTAGGTGATCCGCGAAGTTGAAAACTACAGCCTCCCCGCGCTGCTGCCGATCAAGTTCGACGGCAGCGCGGGCGAACGCTTCGAGCTTTGCCCGTCCCCACACAATAGGCAAATGATCCGAGAGGTTTGAGTAGTCGCCGCCCGGCAGCGGCGGCAGTTTGATGTCGTCATTCATGTCATTCTGTCCAATAGGTAAGGTCTTCACGCACCGCATCGACAGCCCTGATGCCGTCCTTCCGACAGCCCGATTCAAGAAGCGCGCTAGCGCAATCCAATGCTTGTGCCCAAGGAATTTTGGTAAGCTTTTGGTAAATCAGCGCAGCACGCAATTGCCAGATCATGTCGCGAGCCGTATCTGCATCCGAAGGCATATTGGCCGCCTCATACCCAGCGCGGAACGTCGCATATGGATGTGGTGAGCCTGCATCTTCCCAGGCTTGAACGGTGGGGCAGGTTTCATTGGTCATGATCAAAACCCCGCCTTGAGATCGAGGTCGGGCACGATGACCGAAGGTTTGAAGATGACACGGTAGCGGTATACGTTCGCCGGCGCTGGATCGATTTGCTCGGCAAAATACGTCACGTTATCTGAGAGCCCGAGGAAGTGTTTTTTATATTGACCAGGGCCGACTTTGCATGTAACCGACAATTGCTTAGGTTTGTCGGTATTGCCGAGCGAGCATAGGCCCTCGATAGTGAGGATGTAGCCGCCCGTGATTCCGTTATAAAACACAATACGGCGGTTGATTTCGAAATTATCAGCAGCTTTCGATAGATTGCTGGAGGCCACATCAGCATCATTGCAGCCAGCCAGCAGGGCGGCGGTAATGGCGGCGGTAATGGCGAGCGTTGCCGTGGCGAATACTCGCTTCATGGTCTTTCCTTTACTGTTGTCAGTCATGATTTGTTCCTCTCGGCGAGCATGGCATCAGCCATGGCGTAGGCTTGAGCCGCAACAAAATCACAGCTCCCATTGTTGGCGGGATGCTGATCGTCGGGCCCGTAGCTGGACAGCCAGCCCTGCATGGCCTTAGCCGCGAAGTAATCGCGCACGCTGATACCGAAGCATGTCATTTCCGGTTGGCCATCGCCGTTCAATTCCCATACCGGGAACGCCGGGCCGCCATCACTCTTGGTTGTCATGATTGCTCCTGTTCCAATTCGCGCAATTCCGCCTGCACAATCGCCGATTTCTCACAGCCGACACAAAGTGGGTGGAAGAGATTTCCTTGATTCGGGTTGTGACCGCCCGCCGGAGGTCGACCCTCCCATGACCATGTGAAACCTCGTGCCAACACCTCGGCCTGCAGCCGGTCGATACGCTGTCCGAAAGTCGGATCCACGACACGCCAGCGCTCCAACTCGCCCGGGTGAGAATATGCGCCGCAGCCGCACTCGCCGCTCATGCCGAGCCGCGCAGCAACCGGGTTTTCGGGTATGCCGCTGGCCGCGTTGTATTCGTCACGTTGAGCCTTCGGCCACCAATAGATCGGATTGATCCAGACTTGGGCGCGAACTTTATTGATTTCGCGTCCAGCGTAGCCCATGCGGATGAGGCTTTCGTCATGCCGGATGCCGGTAGCGATCAAGACCTTTGCATTGCGTGGGTGTCCGGCTTTCGCGCGTTTCACCAGCTGGTAGACGCAGCGTTCTTTGAGTCGTTGGTACATCATTCGATGGCCGTCTGGCCCCGGGAAACCGAAGCGCCGGCACAGATCGTCATAGTCCTGGCCGCAATCTTCCAGTGCGCGGATTTCGTTCAGAGACCAGCCGTATTGCTGACATGTGTCCCGAACATATTGGCGGGTCGCCTCGATGCCGATGCCGGTGTTCGCGTGGAACGGTTGACATCCTGGCACATTATTCATCATCCAGTGAGTGATGGCCCGACTATCATTGCCGCCGGAGAAGCCGACATAGATTGCTATCGGCTGATACTGCTCTATCGCGCGGCCCACAATCTCCTCCGGAGACGGCCTATGAAGAGCCATTGCTCTCTCCCTGTTCCTGTGCGAGTGCAGCCCGAAATTCATCACGAAGATCAAGAATGTCGATCATCTCGCCATCGATTTCGACTTCATCCAGGTTCCAGTCCCCGCAGACTTGGGTGAGTTGCTCGGCCTTACGTAATGATTCCCGCAACTGCGCTATCTGCGCTGCCCCTACGTCGAGTTCGTCGAGGATGGCAGGAAGTTGATTGCGAGCCTCCGCCATCAGCGCTGCATCGTCCTCGCTGCATTCATTCATGACGATTGGTTCGTCCTGATTTCCGGCGTCGTCGGGTTCTCCGCCATAGAGAGGAAGATCGCGGAATACATGCCAGCAGCAGCGGCCGGGGCACTCTGTCTTCGTGTGCCACGGCCCGGGCGTCGCCTTGGCCAGCAATTCGCGCAGACGCTTTGTGTCAATGGTCATTTCTCTTGCTCCTGTGCGAGCGCAGCATCCGCCAGATCGAGAATCTCCCGCGCGGTGCGCTTGACGGCATCGATTCGGAATTCATCCGCTTCATTGGCGACTGCCTGAAAAGCGGCGGCTGTCCAGCGCAGTGCTTCCCGCAACCTGTCGCGCTCGGCCACCAGGTTTTGGGCACGCGCATAGAACTGACGCCGCGATAATTCATCGCGCATTGCCATTTCATAGGGCATTTGGATGACGGCGTGAAACATCAAGTCACTCATCACCAATTTCCCTCGGCGGTCTCCGCTTCCCCGAAACAGCACGGCTCGCATAGTCCAGTCGGGTGCACAGTTGGCACTTGTCCGCAGTTCTGGCATGGCGTGTCCCAATCCTTGCCACCATCGACGGGCTGCTTTTTGTCGGGCGGCTGCCTCTGCGCCTCGCGCTTGGCGTGCCTTTGCTTTCTGTATGGGTGGCTCACTGAACTTTCCTCCATTGGCTTTCCCACGCGCTTACCGACTTGCGGGAAACACCGAGGCGTTCGGCAATCTGCCGAGTGGTTAGGCCTTCGGCGCGCAGTTCTTCGATTGCCGCACCGCGTTCGAATACGGACGGCCGGGTAAGAGAAACTCGCGGCTCAATGGCGGCCGGACATGCGGGAAGCGGAAGCGTGCCGGACATTTGCGCGACCATGTGCTCGATCCCGGTCATCACGCGGCCTCGGCTTCTGGAATAGCGTTGGTGCCGTCCTCGCCCTCGTCCTGGGGCGGCTCTTCGGCAATGGGTGGTCGCACCCACTCGTAGGGCTTCTTTTCCAGCTTCAGCCAGAGCGCATTGCGGCAATCCGAGATCGTGGGCCAATCGAATGTCTTGATGCGCTCCCACGACCGGCTGCCGAAGATTTCTTCCAACAAGTCGCCTTTCGTGCGCTTGGCTTCCGCGCTCGAGCCGGGATAGTGCTTGCCGATGATTTCCCCGATTTCATCGAGCGCAATTTCCTTCATGCGTCGTTCTTTCTGCCACTTCGGTTCGCCGTCCTCGGCAAAAAGCTCGGCGTTGTCTCGCGTGGTGTCCACGCCCACATGCTCGCCGCCGAGGTTCAGAAATTCGATGTGAGGCAAGAAATCCTTAAACGTGGGGTTATGGAAGGTCTTTCCATCGATGCGGGTAGAACGGTCTTTCATGATCGTGGCAGTGCGCCAGACGCGAGTGCCGCCGCCCTCGATTAACTCCTGGCTCTTTTCCATCAGGATCAGAATGGAAGGCTCGTAACCGGTCTCTGTTTCGGCGCGCATCTTCACGCCCGTTTTCGTCAATTCCTTTTTGCCCGATTCATTCTCGAAGAAATCGTATTCGTAGCCGGCGCGGCCACACATGATGATGTGGCATCTGCTGTTGACGAACAGGTCAGTGAACTTGCCCCATTCAGCCTTTAGCCACGCCCAATCCTGAAACTCCAGACCACGCTTACGGTTCTTGCGTTTTGCGTACTCTTCGGTGATGTTGCGCCAGAAATGGCTGATGGAGTCGATCAGCAAGACGGAGCCGGCTGACTCGGCCTCGCGCACGGCAGCCAGCAGATCCACAAAGGCACGAGTCTTGGCCGTGAAGAGCTCGATGCTGGCGGCGTCGAATCGCGGTTTGACCCAATCGGAGCCGGTTTCAGTGTCAAGGAACATCACCGGACGGTCACCCTCGGCCAGCTTGCGCTGGCGCATTAGTTCGACTAAGCCGATAGCGATCTCGGTGGCGGTATAGGTCTTGCCGTCGCCGGCGAAACCCATGATGCCAGCCTTCAAGTAGGCTTGGGTATTCGTTGCGCGTTGAAATAAATTGCTCATGATTTCTCCAAATTCCCTAAAGTGCAGCCACGGCCCATAACACTACGACGGCCAGCAGGCACGCCGCATCCCGCCAGTCGAATCTCGCAGCCTCTTGCTTCGGTTCAGGCATGGGCGGCAAGACTCGCTCAACCCCGATCCTGGTCGCAGCAGGATAAACATAGATTTCGGGCGGCAGCCAAGGCTTGCGACGCAGGGCCTCAACGTAGGCGGGGTCGAGGGGCTTATTCATTGACGGCCTCGGCGGGTTCAGCCACCGCAGCGCGAGCCGCCTCTATTCGCGACGCGGCGACCTCGATCAACAGCCGGTACTCGTGCTGGATGCGCTCCTCGTGGACATCGGCGGATTTCGCCAAGAATTGCTCTGGTGTCCCGCGGAAGCATCCTCGCGTGACCTCTAGGGTGTTGTCCTTGGCGTTGTAGACGGTGAGCGTGCCGTTTTCAGAGCCAACCTTGGAGGCCCAAAAAATCAAGCCATCGCCGTACACCCAGGCATCGCCGTACACCCGGGCATCGCCGTACACCCAGGCATCGCCGTACACCCGGGCATTGCCGGACACCCAGGCATCCCCGTACACCCGGGCATCGCCGTACACCCGGGCATCGCCGGACACCCGGGCATCGCCGGACACCCAGGCATCCCCGTACACCCGGGCATCGCCGTACACCCGGGCATCGCCGGACACCCGGGCATCGCCGTACACCCAGGCATCGCCGTACACCCGGGCATCGCCGTACACCCAGGCATCGCCGTACACCCAGGCATCGCCGGACACCTGGGTCAAATTCTCGACGCCCTGGATGTAGCCGCCCAGGTCACCCGGCGTGACGGCTGGCGTCCAGGCTGTTGCAGCAATTGCCACCAGCGCGCGGATGCGCTTGACGACAATGCCGGGAGCAATGGTCTTTTCGTCGCCTTCGACGAACTCGTATTTTTGGGTCATGCTTCTTCTCCAATTGTGGTTTTTGCGAAGTGCCGCGCGGTCTCAACGACCAATGCTTCAATAAGTCCGGATGCCCATACCCACGATTCAGCCTTTGCGTCAGCATCCAGGGGTGATGCGAAAAGCTTGCCCAGCTCGGCCATGGCGTCCTTGCCCTCGATCAACAGAGCAGCAATCTCAGCACCTGTGAGCACCTGGCGCCGCCCTCCGATGAAGATCGGGCAGACGGGAAACCGGCCGGCGAGCGTTTCGATCATCTGCTGGCGTACGGCGTTGTAGCAACGGGTGTATTCGTCGTGATATTCGCCGTCGCGTTGCGCCTGTTGGGCCGGCGTCCAGTCGTCTTCGGCTCCGGTGCGCATGTAGTCGTCGCCGCAGGACTGGATGGGCTGGTGGTCGAGGTAGAAGAGGCTCATGGCTTGGCCCTCGCGTCGTAGTGATCCGCAGCCGCAATCAACTGCTGGCCGAGTTCGCGTGCAATCGACGCACTGACCATCAGCGCGAAAGACCCACTCTGAACGAACACGGCAGCCGGGTAATCCGGCGACTTGCAATCGCTGGTCTTGATGCTGATTTGGTGTGAGTCGTCGTGGATCGTGGCGTGGAAAATGTCCATGTCAGAACCCCACTACCGCGCCGATGATCAGCAGCCATGCCGCAGTGCCGAGAACTACGGCTGCGCCGAGCCACGCACCTTCGGGAATGCGGCTGGAGTCTTTTTGGTAGCCGCCTTGGCCGTCGTATTTGTTTGCGCTCATGACTGTGCGTCCCCAGTAGCGCGGGCGATGGCGGCTTCAATGCGTCCGAGCATGTCGATGGTGTAGCCTGGAAGGCGCCGGATGTCGCTGTAGGCGACGCGCAGAGCGTCGACCAGATCCGGCGCTGCGGCGATCAGACGAGCGTTGGCTACGTCCATTCCGTTACCCGGTTCGATGTGGACATTCGCCAAGACGCGCATGCGGTTTGCCGTTGTGACGATGTGCCAATTTGGATCTGCGCTGGGCGTATCGGCGTAATAAATCCACGGCCCTGGCGTATGCCCTGCGCGCTGCTCTGTGTTTTCCATGCTGTTCTCCCATGCTCCGGCTGGGCCGGTGCCTCTGGCGAGGCGCTATCTCGAGCAACCGAAACAGAAGGGAGGGCATTGACCCTGGGCGCGGCTTCCTGATACAAACTGTGTCAGGGTTCACTTGGGAATCCAAAGAGAGGATCGTTTTGACCCAATTTTTGAATCTCCCTATCCAGCGCGGCCGCGTCAACGGCTGAGCGCCAGCCTGAAGGGAACCTAGAACGCAAACGCCAGGAAGCACCAACCCAAAGCGCAGGTAACCCTGTGGCAGGGAGTGCGCGTGGGTGTGGTTGACGACACGCCCAGGCCCTTACGGATACTGGCGGGCAGGTGCATGGTTGGCACCAATGCAAAGGCGTAAGCGGTGCTTACGTCAGCGCACGGTACGTTTGGAGCCCTGCCGCGTTCGCCCTCTACGGGTATCCGCTCGGATGCCAATGCCCTCGCTTCTGTCTCGGTTGTCAAAGAACGTGCCTCGTGTTGGGTGAGGCGATGAGCGTTACTTTCGCATAAGCTAAATCACAAGTCAAGCATTTGCGAAAATAAGACGCCAAGGGAAATCCCTAACGCAACACTCAGGGGATGTATGATTTGGCAACAAAGAAGGGAGGAGTGATGCTTAAACGACTGGCAACTGTTATCTGGTGGATTGGCACGTTAAGCGGGTCAGCGATTGTCTTGACGCATCTGAATGATCTCGGGATGCTGGAACTCTTTGGAATGCTCGGGGCATTTTGCTATTTGGCCGGGTGCGCGATTTGTTTCGTTCTTGGGGGCTCCTTTTGGAAACCTCCCAAACTATGAGACGCCCTTTCGTCGCGCGCGCAACAAAAAGCCGCCATCAGGCAGCTTAGCAAATATCCATAATGGTGGTTTTATTTTCTAAACAAGGCAACGCAAATAACGAATACAAAAACAACGAGCCATCCAATATATTGCACCAATTTACCCAATTTTTCTCCAAACATATTTATGGAATCGGCTATAGGATCGGGAGCGGCTCCTGAAATTGCATTTTGAATATCCATATCAATTTTTGAGGCGGATTCCGCTAATTGCACAGGATTGTGACGGACAACTATAGATGAGACCTTCCCGTACATAAAAATTGGCTCTGGAAGAATAAACCATTCAATCTTTGCTGACGGAGGGGCGTACCATTCCTCCGCGTATAACTCTGGAATGTATAGGCCAATTTTTAACTCTGAAAGGCTTCGATTTTGAACGGCCGTCTTAAGTATTTTTATTTGATCTTCACCAAGCGAAATTTCTACAAACCATTCGCTATCATTTCCAATTTCCCAATTTGCGGCATTATATCCTAGGATCACCTGACGTATAATTCCATTGGGGGCGTCTTTAAAGATCCATTCATGACGGTCTCCGATTGCGTGTTGGAGTCTTATTGAAATCAGGTCTGCGCGCGATTCATGATCACCAATAATTTCAATGCTTCGATCTTCGAGCTTTGCCTTCCCTTGCAGGGAAATCTGCATTGGATTATCTAAATCCAACTCATCTTCATAGGAGGTAGAAGAAGCACATATTTGAAGTTCCGTCGCCTCGACCCAAAAAGTACGAATTGCGCGTCGCACTTTGCGTTGGCGCCCATTCTGATCAGTCCATTCTATACTTTCTTTAGTTTTAATAATATTGGTAGATTCGTTAGAAGGCTTTTCGCTCATGCCCATATCTCTTCATGTTAATAATGAGCGCGCGAACGCCTAAAAATCTAAACTGCGCCATACTTTTAAAACGCGTCCCAATACTTCGAAATCCATGGTCTGCTTTATATCGAAAGATTCGTAGGCCGCGCGGTTTTCTGAGATTGCTCGAATAATGAGTCCCTGCTCAGTAGGTATTCGTTGCAGTCTTTTCACATAGCCATCATTACCGACTCGAAAGAAGTAGATCGAATCAAACTCTACCGATTTAATGCCGATGTCTACCAATAATGGGTCGCCCGGGTTGAACAGAGGCTGCATGGAATCGCCAAAGCCCGTTACGATGCATAGATTTTTTGCGCTACTGTGCGCACGCACGTTGCGTTCCAGCCATTCGGGACTCACGCGCCAGCTTTGAATGATGCCGGGCTGATCGCGCAGTTCCAGGCCATCTCCCATTGAACCGCCGGTGTCGTATCGATTGATCGTTACGTCGTCATGGACTTTGGGCGCAATGGTCACCACGTTGCTTTTCTGCATGTCTCCTCCCTCTTTTTCTTCTTGATCGAGCCACCCCGTGGGCAACCCGGCTTTCTTCTCAATTTTCCGGGCCGACCGCTCACTCATGTTGCGCAGGTGTGGGCTGTCTTCTGCGGATAGCCATTGGCCGAGCTGCGAAAGGGAAATCCCCGTGGCGTCGGAAAAATTGGATTGCGAGTCAGCATACCTCTCGCGGATCAGGAGGGTCAAATTGCGGCGTCGGGCGCTGATGATGGGTTCCATGATTTAAGTTTAGCGATTGCTAATTTCGCATATGCTTGTTTTTAACTTTAGCTTGTGCGAAAATCGATGCATGCAAGCCCCAAAATTGATCGAACTGATTGACTTTCTCGGCGCCGAACGCGGTCGCAAAACGGCACTCGCTCGCTCGCTCGACATCTCCGAGTCCTACTTGTCGCAGATGCTATCCGGGTTGCGTCCGATGCCTGCCGAACTGTGTCCCCTCGTTGAGCGCTTCACTGGCGGCGCAGTAGATCGCACGAAATGCCGCCCGCTCGATGGTGGCCGCATCTGGCCCGAACTCGCCACCGAACCACAGGAGCCGAGCCATGCCTGATCGATATGAATACGCCGCCCCCGATACCCTCCAAGGCATCGCGAATCGACTCGATCGCATCGAGCGCTTGGCAAGCGCCATCGTTTCCGCACTGGGGATTCCCCCTGTAACCACGGGGAGCCATTCCCATGGGCCAATACCTTGGACGCCCGAAACCCACGCGCACCTCAACTACGGCGGCCCAGAGACGCTGATGCACGCGATTGCGCAAATCAAGCAGGATGTCCAGGGCATAAAGACTTCGGCGCCCGAGCCGTCTCCTCATGTCCATACTTATGACCCTCCCCAATCCGTAAGAGAGATACAGGCACGCCTCACCGCACCTCTACCGATCCCACCGTGGCCTGGGGGCGCCGAAGCGCACAACCCGCTCATCGCGTACTTCCCCTACAGCAGGGGTGATGAAGGCAAGTCATCGACATGAACACGCTCCGCTATACGCAAGGGCGATGCAGTCACGAGTTCGGTGATATAGCCTTGCTGCCCGGCCCAATATCTTTCGGCGCGATCTCGCGTTGCCCCCATCCATTGGCCGCCTTGGGGCGCCTCGAGCAATGTGAAATCCCCATAGTGGCGCATTGCAGTTGGATTAATCATCTCCACTCGATAAAGAATCATATAGCGCCCCATCACTGGAAAGCCGCGCTTTGCAGCGTCATTACCGACGAATGCAAAACAGGACTTCAGGCGCGTCGGAAGTTGTGGATAGGACGTGAGGCGAACCTGCTCGAAAAGCAGTTCTCTGGCAAGCATCATGTACGAATGCGCATCCATGGGGTGAGAGTAGTCGTTCAAAATGCGCCCGAAATTTCCCGGCTCAATGATGCTGTCGGGAGCCAAAGAAACCGATGTGGCGTGATACAGCGGCGAACCTGTCAAGTCCATAAGAATCCCCCCGTCGTAGATGAAGGTGTAGTCGGTACACAAGATTCTACGGCGCGCGGGGATATAGGAGTCACACATGCTTAATTCCCACCGTCTCATCACACTCTACCCGGGCGAGTCCATCACCATCGGCGATACGACCATCAAGGCCGCGCATCCCCCGGGCCAGTTCATCAACCCGGCCCCTACTGCAGCCGATATGGCGCAGCAAATCGATGAGGCGATGAAGCGCGCCAGGATCGACCATGCGCCCGCGCCGCAAATGCCGCAGGAAGTCCCAGGCACTCCGATCAACCCCCGTACCGGCTGGCCAAACAATCTGCCCGTCACATGCAGCATTTCCGGCAGCACGATTTCGATTCCTGGCGATGGGCGCTGCGCCGGACAGGAGTTTCCCACCTTCTCGACGCCATACGCCCATGAATAACAACCCCTGGCGCCCCGATCCGGCGGACCGTCGCATCCCGATCGGCCCAGGCGATGTCTCAGTGCACCACCAGCGCATCCACGTGCTGCCCGCGCTGCGCGTACCAGGCCAACACCGCGAACACACCGGTGATGTGTTCGTCGGTCGCGTCCTCAAAGGTCTGGTACGCCAGGCGCACGGCCTCGCTGAAAAGCTGTTCATGATCCATGGGGCGATTGTCGGCGGGGTGCGGGGCGGCGTCCATGCGTGGTTTCCGAGGTGGATTGCGATGTCGATATTTTTTTCCAGCGCTGTGACAACGACTGACAAAAGGTTTTATCAGTGAATATCTCAGCCGAGAAAACCCAGCTCACGCTGAACTTCGCGCCAGGGTTGACAGAGACGCACCGCAACCTGCGCGATTGCGTGGCCACGAGCATCTATAAGCGTGGACTCTCCACTTGCGCCATTGATCTGAACGAATCGCCCGGCAATTTGAGCAATCAGCTGAGCGACGACAGCCCGCGCAAGTTCGGCATCGACGATCTCGAAACCTACCTGCAAAAATCCAAGGACTACACGCCGATCTATTACTTGGTCGAGAAATTTCTGAACGACAAGTCGATGGAGAGGGAAGCGGCAGGCAATGAGGCACTGCAGGCCATTGCTTCGCTCATGCCGTTGCTCAAGAAAGCGGGGCTCGTAGCATGACCCCCACCACTCGCCACGCCATCCAGTATCTACGACAGGCCCGCGACCTCGTCCAGCAAGCCACCATCGACCGTAAGCGCTTGTCTCAATGGGACGCCCTGGCCAGCCTGGAACCCGGCGTACCGTGCGCGGCGTACGGGATGGCCAAGGACGCATTTCGACACGCGCGGGATCTGCCGATAGCGATTCGGCGGTTGGGAAGCAAGGGGGATGCGTGATGGAACGCCAGGTAATCCCTCTCACCAATCCCCAGGCCCGGGTATTCGCCGCCAAGCTGGCGACGACCGTCCCCGAGGGCTGGGTGGCTCGGTTCACTCCCGCGCCGCGCACCATGGCGCAGAACGCTGGCACGCATGTTCTATACGAAATCATCGCCAATGCCCTGCGCGAAGACGACGCAGCAGGCTGGAAGTGCTACTGCAAATTGCATCACGGCGTGCCGATCCTGCGCGCCGAAGATCCGCAGTTCCGGGAAGCCTACGACTCGGCCATCAAGCCGCTGCCCTATGAACGCAAGCTCATGGTCATGCGCTACTGGCCTGTCACGTCACTGATGGACAAAGACCAGATCGGCCGCTACATCGCCGCCATGCAGGCGGATTTCGAGCCGCGCGGAGTGATGCTGGAATTGAGGGAGGCCGCGTGATGGATGCAATCATCCTCGACCCCTGCTGCGGCGGCCGCTCCTTCTGGTTCGACCAGGCCGACCAGCGCGCTTTATTCGGCGATATCCGTAGCGAAGAACACACGCTGTGCGACGGCCGCGCCTTCAACATCACGCCCGACCTGAACATGGACTTCCGGGCGATGCCGTTCCCGAATGAGTCATTCCGGCTGGTCGTCTTCGATCCGCCGCATTTGCGCCGAGCCGGCAGTGAATCCTGGCTGCGGGCCAAATACGGAATCCTGGGAGACGACTGGCGCGACGATCTGCGCCGCGGCTTTGCCGAATGCTTCCGCGTCCTGAAGCCCGAGGGCATCCTGATCTTCAAGTGGGCGGAAGTCCAGATTCCCGTGTCGCAAATCCTGGCCCTGACGGACTCGAAGCCACTTTTCGGACACAAATACGGCCGGCGCAACGGCACGCATTGGATCGCCTTCATGAGGGAGGCAGCATGACCTCCATCAGCAAATCGGAGCGCCCATGATGCAACGCCACGCCACCCTCCAGCGCAAAACCCCGCTGCGCGCCAAGAAGCCGATGGCGCACACAGGCCGGCGCAAGCACAAGGTCGCCGGACACCACGACCGCAAGCTCTTGGATGCCTGCCGCGGTCAGGACTGCTACTTGAAAGTACCCGGCATCTGTCCGCACATTCCGAATGACCCGACGGTGGTCGATTGCCACGGCAATTGGGCCGATACCGGCAAGGGGATGGGAATCAAGGCAGCAGACCGCTTCAGCGTGCCGGGCTGCGCTCCATGCCACTACTGGCTGGATTTTGGGACGACGGCGACTCGCGCGGAAAAGCGGACGGTGTTCTTTGACGCGCTGGCCCGATGGGAAGAGGTGCGCGATGCCCACGTAATTTCTATCGAGGCTGCGTAATGGATTGGTTTCGTTTATATGCGGAGTTCGCCACGGATCCCAAGGTTCAAATGATGAGCGAGGCATTGCAGCGCCGCTTACTGATGTTGTTTTGCCTGCAATGCAGTAACGGTATTGAAACGTTCCACGAAACAGAAAGAGACTCATCAATAGCGTTCGCACTGCGCATTTCGGAAGATGAATTGGCCGAGACGAAAGCTGTATTTGTCCGGCGCGGATTCATCAATGAGGACTGGACATTGATCAATTGGGAAAGTCGCCAATATGTCTCAGACTCAAGCACAGAGCGGGTTCGCAAGCATCGGCAGGCTAAGAAACAGGCACAAGAAACATGTGAAACGTTACCGGAACGTTCCGGTAACGCCCTAGAACAGATACAGAACAGAACAGATACAGAACAGAAGAAAAACAATAAACCCGCAACGCGTTCCGCGTCGCTGTCTGTTGCTGACCTGAAAACTCAAGACGTTGACGAACAGGTCGCCACGGAATTTCTGGCTATCCGAAAACGAAAACGAAGCCCGCTTACGCCGCTGGCCCTCGATGGCATCTGCCGGGAGGCTGGCCGGGCCGGCATGACGCTGGACGCAGCGCTGCGCAAATGCGTCGAGCGCGGCTGGCAGGGATTCGAGGCCGGATGGGTGAAAAACGAAGGTGCGGGGATGAGCCGGCAAGAAGCGCTTGAGGCGAGAAATCAGGCTGTTGTCAACGAAATGATGAGGACGGCGATATGACCGAATCGGACAAAAAACAGTTCTACACGCTGATGGGCAACGTCTACGCCTTCTATCGCCAGGATACATCGAGCTTCGCCCTGGGCGTGTGGTGGGAGGCTATGAAGTCATTCGACTTCGCCGCCGTGGCTGACGCCCTAAATCGCCATTGCGTGAACCCAGACTCTGGCCAATTCATGCCCAAGCCCGCCGATGTCGTGAAGATGTTGCGGGGCTCTACCCTGGATGGCGCCATGATGGCCTGGTCGAAGGTGGATAAGGCAATCCGGCAGGTTGGTACCTACGCCAGCGTCGCGTTTGATGATCCGGTCATCCACCGGGTACTGCAGGACATGGGCGGCTGGATGGCGCTGGGTTCGAAGGATGAGCGTGAATGGCCGTTCGTCGCGAAGGAGTTCGAAACTCGCTATCGCGGCTACCGCGTGCGCAGCGAGATTCCTGAATACCCCAAGGTGTTGATCGGCATTGCGGAAGCGCAGAACAACCAGAACGGCCTGAAATCGCAGCCGCCAGTGCTGATCGGAAACAGCGAAACCGCAAAGCGCGTGTTGCTGGGCGCCTCAGATAAACCCGCGGTCGGGTTTGAACGGTTGGGCGACGCTGAAATGCTGGCGCTGGCCGCGCCGAGGGCGCAGGCGGCATGACTCCGGGCCACATTCAACTTCTCTGTACCCACGCACCGGCCTATCAAAAAGGCTGCGTGGCCTGCGGCGTCCGGTACATGAAAATGCTCAGAAGCCCGGATGCTCGAGCAAGCCGCAGGCTTCAGGATCAATTCCTGTCGACGCTGCCGGCGCCCCTGAGCGAGCAGATCAAGGAAATATTAAGGGCAGAAAAATGATGCAGATAATCCAATACTTCGAGCGAAACAATTGGGGTCGAGACTTCGCGGTAGGCGATATTCACGGTCATTTCACTCGGTTGCAAAAGGCACTAGATGACGCGGGGTTTGATCCATTGACGGATCGCCTGTTCAGTGTCGGCGATCTCGTTGACCGCGGGCCGGAATGCCAGTCAGTGCTGGAATGGCTTGCCAAGCCCTGGTTTCATCCTGTGCAAGGCAACCATGAAGACATTGCCATTCGCTGCGCTCGGGGAAACCCAATCGACGAGGGCATTTACAGCCGGAATGGCGGCGATTGGTTTATGGCTATGGACTACCGGCATCGGCAGGAATTTGGCGCGGCATTTGAGGCGCTCCCGACTGCGATTGAGGTCGAAACGCGTCAAGGCCTCATCGGAATTGTCCACGCTGACTGTCCCGTTGCAGATTGGAGTGATCTGGAAACGGAATTATTGCTCAATCGTGTCGCTCGGGATCGAGCAATGTGGTCGAGGGGCCGCATTGAATCGGAAGATCGTACTGGCGTTTCTGGAATACGGGCCGTCGTGGTTGGACATACGCCCCTGCGCCGTCCGGCGGTTCTGGGCAATGTTTGGCACATAGACACTGGCGGCTGGCTACCTGACGGCAGTGGTCATTTCACACTTCTGAATTTGGACTCGTTGGAGGCCATCCCGCCGGTGGCGCCGAAACTGCAATGGGAGTCGGCATGATGCGCCTGCCTAAGGCCCAGGAGCGCCTATACGCGCTCGGCCGCCTGAAGCCGGGCCAGATGAACAAAACCGAGCAGGCCTACGCCGCTCACCTATCGGCATTGCAAGCCACCGGCGGCATCCTCTGGCACAAATTCGAGGGCCTGAAGCTGCGCTTGGCCGACAACACGTTCTACACGCCAGATTTCGCCGTCATGAAACCGAACGGCGAAATCGAGCTGCACGAAGTCAAAGGCTTCTGGCAGGACGACGCCCGGGCCAAGATCAAGATCGCGGCCGACATGTACCCATTTCGATTTGTCGCGCTCAAGGTTCGCCCGAAGAAAGACGGCGGCGGTTGGGCCGTCGAGGAGTTTTGACATGCCCAGCACACCGAAAACCGCCCGCATGTACGCAACCCGCCACGTCAAGACGCCCGGCTCCGGCCAGATCGCGCAGCCGCCTTACCATCCAAAGCCGAAGCCCTATCGGCCTTCACCGCATCTGCGGGCTGCGGAGATCGATGCGCTGCCGCGGGCGGTGAGCATGGGGCGCGTTGCCAATGATCGATCCTGACTTCGAGCGGCGGTTGGAAAACTGGGGCGCCTATTACCGGCGCGATGCGGGCGGCGCAGTTTCGAGCCCCACCGCCGAAGTCTGCGAACTGCTCGCGGTCGCGCATGGCCGACAGATCCGCGACGGCTACCGCGAAGTATCGGCCAAGCCAGAAATTGATGAGTCGGACGCGGAAACCATCGAATGGTGCTGGTGCCGCGCTGCCTATCGCATGGATGCGAAACTGCGAGCGCTGCTCAAGGCCCACTATGTGCACGCCAGCGACATGCGCTTCACTTGTCGGGTGCTACAGATCCGGTTTCGGTCGTATGAGCCAATGCGCGCGGATGCGGTGGAGCAATTCCAACGGGTAGTTGCGCTTGCCGAATGCATGGGTGATAATTGCGCCAAGACAATCTGACTACCTGCACGCTGGTGCAGCGACCGAGCCCTTTGGCGGTCGGTTTGCGTCCGATAGAAACGAAGCCCCATGTGAAAACGTGGGGCTTTTGCTTTGGGGCTTGGCTTTTCGGAGTTCCCATGGCTCTCACAACTCAAGATGGTAAAGACTGGTTCCGCGAAGCCGGCCTCAAGAAATCCACGAAATCCAAGGTTTCGCGCCCAGTCCCGCTGCGCCCTCATTCCAAGCATCGCGCCTCGACTCGATCAACGTCCCCCCGCGCCGCGCGCCTGGGAGAGCCCGCATGAGCAAACTATCCACCGCCGCTCGCGAAAAACTTCCCTCTGGCAAATTCGCCGGCCCGGCGCGCAGCTACCCCATTCCCGATAGAAGTCACGCCGCGAATGCCAAAGCCCGAGCCTCGCAGGCGGTCAAGGCCGGACGCATGTCTGAGTCGGAGAAATCCAAGATTGACGCCAAGGCTGACAAGGTGCTAGGCAAGCCCGCGAAGAAATCCGCACCGCTCCCTGGTAAGAAAGTGGGCGAGCGTCTGGCGCAGATGGGGCGATAAATGGCGCGCACAGGCCGCCCCACCCAATACACGGATGCGGTAGGCCAAGCCGTCTGCGAACGCATCGCGCAGGGAGAAGCTGTCCATCAATTCGCTGGGACGGATTGGATGCCGCCGGAGCGGACGATCTATGGATGGCTGGCGGCTCATGAAGACTTTCAGCAGAACTACGCCCGCGCGCGCGAACGGCAAGCCGACAAATTAGCTGCGGAAATCATCGAAATCGCCGACGATGCGAGCGGGGACACCGTCACGCGCACCAATGATGACGGCAGCGAGTATGAAGTCGCCAATCACGAGTGGATAGCCCGGTCGCGGCTCCGCGTGGATGCCCGTAAGTGGGCCGCGTCGAAGCTCGCCCCCAAGAAGTACGGCGACAAGATCGAGGCCACGCATACGGGCGAAGTGGGTCTCACCGTCAAGATCATCAAGTTCGGCGATGCCTGAAATCACCCTTCCCCACAACTGGCAGCCGAGGCCGCATCAGCGCAAGCTGTGGGCCTATCTGGAGTCAGGGGGGCGCTACGCTTACGAAATTGCGCATCGCCGCTGGGGGAAGGATGACGTGGCATTGCGCTGGACAGGCTGTGCTGCATTCGAGCGCCCCGGCAGCTACTGGCACCTGCTGCCCGAAGCTGCCCACGCCCGCAAGGCCATCTGGTCGGCGGTCAATCCTCACACCGGCAAACGCCGTATCGACGAGGCCTTCCCTGTGGCGCTGCGCAAGACGACGCGCGAGCAGGAAATGTTCATCGAGTTCGTGAACGGCGCGACGTGGCAGGTCGGTGGCAGTGATCGATTCAATACCCTGGTGGGCTCCAGCCCGGCCGGCGTGGTGTTCTCGGAGTGGGCGCTCGCGAATCCTGCGGCATGGGCGTACGTACGTCCGATCCTGTTGGAAAACGGCGGCTGGAGCATGTTCATCACCACGCCGCGCGGCCACAACCACGCGGAGAGGATGTACAAGGCAGCGCTGAAAATGCCCGGCGCGCACGCTGAAATCTCGACAGCCACACACACCGGCATTTTCACGCCCGAGCAACTCGAGCAGGAGCGGCTGGCCCTCATTGCCGAGTTCGGCGAGGACTTCGGCAGCGCCATGTTCGAGCAGGAGTATCACTGCTCGTTCGACGCCGCGGTCATGGGCAGCTACTACGGGGCGTGGGTCGCGAAGATCAAAGCCGAGGGTCGCATCTGTCGGGTGCCCGTCGAGCCGGAGCTGCCGGTGCACTTTGCATTCGACTTGGGGCGCACCGACGACACCAGCATCTGGCCGTTCCAAGTGCCCTGGCGCGCGATCCATGTCAACGGATTCCACAGCAGCAACGGCCAAGATGTGGCGTTCTACCTCGACTGGCTGTGGAAGTGGCTCCAGGCTCACGGCGCGAAGCTGGGCAAGCTGTATCTGCCGCACGACGCGAAGGCCAAGACCCTGGCCAGCGGCGGCAAGAGCGTGCAGGAGCAGCTTGTCAATGGCGTCGAAAAGGACGGCCAGCGCATCCCTGGCGTGGGTTGGGATCATGTCGAGATCGTGCCCAGCCTGTCCGTGCAGGACGGCATCCAGGCCGTGCGCGAGATGCTGCCCCGCTGTTGGTTCGACGAAGCATGCGACGTGGATGACGGTGCGGGATTCAGCGGCATGGAGGCCCTGGGTCAATACCGGCGCGAGTGGGACGAGGACAAGAAGGTGTTCCGCGAGCACCCCCTGCATGATTGGTGCTCGAATCCTGCGGATGCGTTCCGCATGCTCGCCGTTTCCCACAAAACCCAGAAGGTCGAGCCGCCCAAGCCCAAACCACGCTGGGAAACGCAACTCACCATTGATGAATTGATCGCCCGGCGCACCGCAAAGCGCCGGGAAATGGAGAACGCATGATGCAGCTCAATGTGGCAACTTACCAGACCGCGGCCGCCATCACCCCCAGCGACACTGCTGTGCAGTCCTACCGCGCCATCTATGTGGGCGGCACAGGAGATCTTACTGTGCGCACGGCCGGCGGCAACGTGGTGACGTTCAAGGCCGTTCCCGTGGGCGCCGTGCTTCCCATCGAGGTGTGGCAGGTGCATTCCATCAACACCACGGCTACCGACTTGGTGGGGCTGGCGTAAGTGGCCGAGTACAACAGCGGCGCCATCAACAGCGTCGATACTCCCGCAGCATTCGGCCAGGGCCAGGATGCGATCGTGCGCCGCTGGATGGTGGAACTGTCGCTTGCCAAAAAGCGGATGAAGCCGTGGCATGATCGCTGCAAGAAGCTCTGGGATCTGTATCACGGCTCATCGGTGGGCCGCAAGAAGAACAGCTACAACTGCCTGTACGCAAACACCGAGATCCTCGCGCCCGCCGTTTACAACTCGCTGCCGCAGCCCGACGTGCGCCGGCGCTTCGGCGATACGGACGCCTTAGGCAAAGCCATTGCCGAGGTCATGAACCGTTCGCTCATGTTCCAACACCAGACCACGGACTTCGATACCGAAATCCGCTACGACGTGTTGGAAATGCTGGTGCTGGGCCGTGGCATTTCGCGCGTGCGCTACGTGCCGGATCTCGTGCAGGTGGGCGACACGGCGCAGACCGGCAAAGAATCCGACGAAACGCAGTGGGATCATGAAGCGCAGGAGGGCGAGCAGAACGAAGAACTGGCTTGGGAGAATGCACCCATTGAGCATGTGGCATGGGACAAGTATCTCTGCGGCCCGGGACGCACGTTCAAGGAAATACCCTGGTGGGCATTCCGACACGACCTCAACCGCGAGGAACTGATACGCCGGTTCGGTAAAGGCATCGGCAATACCATACCGTTGAACGGCGGCCCGGATGACCCTGAACTGCAGCGTGTGACCGATGATCAGACAATGGCGCTCTTCAAGACCGCCGAAATCTGGGAAATCTGGGACAAAGAATCGCGCACGGTGATCTGGGTGTGCCAGCAGTATCCGAAAAACCCCTGCAAAACCGAAGAAGACCCGCTGGAGCTCGACCACTTCTTCCCGCTCCCCGAGCCGCTGCGCGCGCTGGATGATTCCGACACCTTCAACCCCACGGCGCTGTATGACCAATACCGGGAACAGGCCGAAGAGCTCGACCGCATCTCCACGCGCATCAATAAGCTGGTGGACGCCTGTAAGGCGAGGGCGATCTATGACCCGTCGCTGGGCACCCAGATCTCGGAACTCTTCCGGGGTGCGGATAACGACCTGGTACCAGCGGCCGAAAGCGTGCGCCAGCTGTACGAAAACGGGGGCATCGAAAAAGCCATCTGGTTCGCGCCGATTGAGCAGATCGTCGCGGTGGTGAAGACGCTTTACGAGCAGCGCGCGGAATGCAAGCAGGTCATCTTCGAGCTCACCGGCATTGCCGACATCATGCGCGGCGCAACAGATCCAGCGGAAACCTACGGCGCGCAGGCGCTGAAGACCCAATTCGGCATGACGCGCCTGGCGCGCATGCAGCGGGCCGTACAACGCTACATCCGCGACATCATCCGACTGCAGGCCCAGGTGATCTGCAACAAATTCGGACTGGATACGCTCAGGCAGATGACGGCGCTCCCCTTCCCCACGCAAGCGCAGGTCGCCATGCAGCAAGTGCAGTTGATGATGGCAGCCCAGACAGCGCGCGCACAGGGGCAGCAGCCGCCACCCATGCCACCGAAGCCCATTACCTGGGAGGATATCGACGCGGCTCTGAAAAACGACCTGCAGCGCACCTTCAAGGTGGATATCGAGACCGACTCGACGATTGCCGCCATTCAGCAAGAGGATGCGAGCGATCTGGAAACCGTCATTTCCGCCCTGGTGCAGTTGACCAAAGAGGTCGGCCCCCTGGTGCAAATGGGTATTCTGCCCTTCCCTGCCTTCAAGGAAATGATGTTGATGGTGGCGCGCAAGTTCCGCATGGGCAACGCCGTGGAAGACGCCATCGAGACGATGCAGCCGCCGCCCAAGGGTCAACCCCCTCTCCAGCTGCAAGTCGAGCAGTTGCGCCAGCAGGGCAAGCAAGCCGAAATCGCGGCAGAAACACAGGCCGCTGAGCACAAGGCCGCGCTCGATGCGCAGACCGCGCAGGCCGAACAGCAGGCCCAGGCCGCGCAGGCCGCGCAGGAGACCAGCCTCGAAGCCCAACGCAATCAATTGCAGATGGAGCAGGATGCCGCCCTGGAACGCATGCGCGCCGCCAACGAAATGGCACTGGAGCGGTTTAAGGCCGAAATGCAAGCCGCTGTTCAGCAGCAGACCCAGGCCATGCAACAGCAATTCCAGCTGCTCATTGCGGTGCTGAACAACCGTGCCAAGGTCGAAGTGGCTGAGGTGGCCGCTGGCGCCCAACTGGCCGGCACCCAGATCGCCGCTGCGAACGCGGCCAGCGCCGAATCGGAGAACGCATAATGCCCATGTACACAGTCCGCTGCCACGCATGCGGCAAATACGACACCATTTTCCGGCGCATCGCGGAGCGTGACGCCAATCTGCCGCAATGCCATGGGGCCATGCATCGAATCATCGAAGCGCCGACCGTGCAGGCTGATCTGCCCGGCTACCAGTCCCCCATCGACGGCCATTGGGTGGAAGGACGGCGCCAGCGCACCGAGGATCTGCGCCGCAACCATTGCCGTCCCTGGGAAGGTATGGCCGCGGAGAAGCAGGAAGCGCACCGGCGCGCCGCGGAAGCTGACAAAGCCTACGGGGCGGCCGTGGAGTCGGCCATCGTGGACACCTACCGCAATATGAGCCCAGCGAAACAGCGCGCGCTGGAGGGTCTCGCGTCGTGAGGTGCGCCCTCGCCTCGATTTATCCCAACACACCGCCCGCAGAGGCGGTTTTTAACGCCCTGGAGCCCATGAAATGAGTGATATTCCCGACATCGACGAAACGCTGGCCGAAACCTACCGAGAACTGCGCGCCAAGGGCGCCTTTGGCGGTGATTTCGGCGAAGAGCCCCCGACGCCCGCTGAACCGCCGGCGGCTGCTGCGGCGGAAACGCCGGCGCAAACCGATGATGCCAGCGAAGCGGATACGAATGCCGAGAATACGGTCGCCGAGCCGCCTGACGAGGGCGCAGAAGCCAGTGCGGAGAATGGAGAGGAAGACGCAGCCCCGCCAGAATCCGCCTTCCGGCCGCCTTGGAAGAAAGCCGCCCTGGCTGAGTTCGAAAAGCTCTCGCCGGGCGTGCGCGCGGAGATCGAGCGCCGGGAAAACGACTTTCACAAGGGCATCGAGCAGTACAAGGCCGGCGCCGAATCATCGAAGGAATGGGATCGCACGGTGCAGCCCTACCTGGCGACCATCCAGGGCTTTGGCGTGACGCCGCAGCGCGCCGCGCAGGAGCTTTTCAAGGCTGACCACCTGTTGCGCTACTCGCCGATGCCGCAGAAGGTCGGAATGCTCCTGAAAATTGCGGGCGATTACGGTATTGACCTGCCGACGCTCGCCCAGGGCCTCCAGAACATGGCTGGCCAACAGGCCTGGCAGCAACAGAATCCCCCGGATCCGCGCGTGCAGCAACTGCAAACGCAGATCCAGCAAATGCAGCAGCAACAGTTTCAAGCGCAGCAACAAGCCTCGCAAGCCGAGAACTCGGCTATCGACGATGAAATTGCCGCGTTCGCCGCAGACCCTGATCACGAGCATTTCTCGGTTCTACAGCCTGATATGGCCCTGCTTTTGCAGGGTGGTCGCGCCAAAGACCTTGAAAGCGCCTATGAAATGGCAATGCGTGCAAACCCTCAGACGTACCCCATTTGGCTGGCTCAACAGCAGCAGAAAGCGGACGAAGAGCGGCGCAAGAAGGTTCAGAGCGCCAAGAAAGCAGCAGCGAACAATGTGCGACCCAACGGCCGCGCAAGCATTCCTGCCGCACCGGCACACCGAACCATGGAAGAGGACATCGAGGCCACGGCGCGCGAGCTGGGCCTCATCAACTGATATAGGAGCCAACCATGGCATCTCCGGGTCAGTCGAGCCTGTTCACCGCTTTCACCGAACTGGTATCGACCACTTACAGGAACCACCGCAAGACGGTGGCCGACAACACCTCCAAGCACAATGCGCTTTTCCGCCGGCTGACGGAAAAGGGGCGCGTACGCATCGAAGATGGCGGCCTGTCCATCGTCGAGCCCCTGGACTATCAAGCCAACTCGACGTACCAGCGCTACAGCGGCTACGACGTGCTCAACATCAACGCGGTCGATGTGCTGACTGCGGCCGAGTACCCGTGGCGCCAGATCGCGGTCAACGTCGCCGCCTCGGGGCTGGAACTGCGCACCAACGCAGGTGCGCAGCGCATCATCAACTTCACCAAGGCCAAGATCACGAACGCTCAGCGCTCGCTCGCCAACGGCATGTCGGTCGATATCTACTCGGACGGCACCGCGGCGAACCAGATCAACGGCCTGCAGGCGATTGTGGCCGATTCGGGCCAGGGCACCGTGGGCGGCATCAATGCGGCCACCTGGGCCTTCTGGCAGAACCTGGTGCAGTCGGCCGCAGCGCCGATTCAGGGCGGCGGCGCAATCACCCCGAGCGCCACGACCATCGAATCACTGATGCAGCCAACTTGGGTGAAGCTGACCCGCGGCACCGACATGCCTGACATGATCGTCATGTCCGACGATTACTTCGGCATGTACGAAATGTCGCAGACCAGCCTCAAGCGCTATGCGCCCGAGGACAACGGCCAAGGCGGCATGATCTCGATGAAGTACAAGAACGCGGATGTGTTCTTCGATTCGTCGGGCGGCATTCCCGCGGGCCACGCGTACTTCCTGAACACCGACTACCTGGAACTGGTGGCGCACCGTGATGCCAACATGACCATGGAAGACGAGCTACGGTCGGTAAATCAGGATGCCGTGGTCATCCCCATCCTGTGGCAAGGGAACCTGGTTTGCTCGGCCCGGTTCCTCCAAGGCGCCATGCACGCGTAATCGGAGGAAACCATGACTACCGCAGCAACTCAATTCCCGCTGATCGGCTCCCAGCCCATCGGCAATTTCTTCGCGCCCGACAGCACGCAGCGCCAGCCGTTAGGTGCGATTGTCTCGGCCAATGACCCCTATTGGGGCGGCGGCGAGTATATCTACCTGCAGGCGAATGCCACGCTGACTCAAGGCGCGGCCGTCACATGGAATGGCGGCGTGGGGTTCAAGGCCATTGCGCTGCCCGATACGGCCAACCAAGCCGCCGCAGTGGGTTTTGCCATCTACCCGATGGCAAGCGGCCAGTTCGGCTGGTTCAAGATTTCCGGCCAGATCCTGGCCAACTGCACGGCCTCTGTCACCGCAGGTTCGGCTGTCGGCATCACCGCCGCCGGCCAGCTGGGCGCGAGTTCGGCCGGCAAGGAAATCGAAGGCGCCAGCGTCCTAGCTCCTGCCACCACCACCGTCACCAAGGCGAACGCGACCACTCGCGCAGGCTCCAATTTGGTGATCGTATCTGATGCCGACGGCCTCTTCGTGGGCTGCCCGGTATCTGGCACCGGCATCGCGGCTTCCAGCTACATCGGCGCGATCAGCTCGGACGGTCGCACTCTGTCGCTCACGGCTTCGGATCTGACCACGGCGAAAAACGCCACGGCCAGCGGCGCCATCACGCTCACGGGCACCTACAACGACGGTACCACGTACTACAACGTGTTGTACGCAGACCGTCCGACCGCCCAGGGCCGCATTACTTAATTTTCCCTGTCACCTCCAGGGGCCTTTCGCGCCGCATTCCTTTGGGTTTGCGGCGCTTTTTTTGGAGTTACCAGAATGACCGACGAAACCCAAGACGCCGCCCAACAGACCGCCGCAGTCCAGGGGGCAGATACTGCAACGCCAGCGATTGATGCCTCTGCCACGCAGGCCGACGACCCAAACGGCGCTGCCTCGAATGCGGCCGCACCCTCCACCGGCGCACCGACGGCCTCTGCCGAAGCTGCACCCTCTACCGCTGGCGCATCGCCCAGCGACGGAAATTCCGACGATGAATCGCTGACCTTCGAAGAACGGGTGGAAAAACGCTTTGTTGAGCTCGAGCACTTCCTGCTGAAGTTGCCGCGCTCGATCATGCACGCCCTGCATGGCGGCAGCGGTACGCCCGAAGAAGTCGCGCAGCGCGCCACCCAGCACCTGCTGGACAAGAACCAATAACCCGTTCCCTGGAGAATGACATGGCAAACATAGGCATCCAGCAGGCCACGCGCCCGCATGTACGCTTTGAGTCGCGCCCCGAAGAAGACCGGGCTGCCTCCATCGAGGCGGGCCGCAAGATCTACAAAGACGTGGACTGGGTGGTCATCACGCCGGTGGGCGGCCGCGACGTGGTTGAAAACCGCGCCACACTCTGGCTCGCCAATATCCGCGACCGCGCCCAGGTCGGCCAGTACGACGCGGAATGGGTCGAGCACTTTCAGCGCATGTACGACATGTACAAGCAGGGAAAGGAACTGCCCGAGGATGGTACCGCATTACGCATGTGCACCACGCTCTTCACGCCGGCCGAGATCGAAAACTGTCTGTCCGCAGGCATACGCACCCTGGAACAGCTTGCGTCGATTAACGAAGAAGGCATGGGGCGTCTGCACATGATGGGCCGCGCCCTGAAGCTGCGCGCGCAAGAGGCGATCACGCTCGGCGAAGGCCGCGGCGATGCCATGAAGGTCGAAGCCCTCACACTGGAGAATGCCCAGCTCAAGGATAAGGTTGGCGAGTTGACGGAAAAAGTCTCTGCGCTCTCGGAGATCGTCACCGAACTGCAGGCCGAGCGCGCGCTGGAGCCACCCAAGCGCGGCCGACCGGCCAAGAATGAGGCGCTGGCAGCGTAAGGCGAGGCGAGCATGAGCAACTGCCTGTCCATCATCCAAGATGTCTGCCAGCGCGTGGGGCTGCCTGCGCCCAATGCGGCCGCGCAATCCACTGATCCACTCGTTTTGCAGATGGTGGCACTCTCGACCAAAGAGGGCGAATGGCTGTCCAACCAATATGACTGGCAGGCGCTCACGCTCGAGGCGCATTTCCTCACCGTTGCCGATCAGGTGCAGGGGCAGCTTTCCACGATCTGTCCCAACCTGAAAAACATCATCAACGACACGATGTGGAACCGCGATCTGCGCCGGCCGGTCTTCGGGCCGCTGGCGGCGCAGCGCTACCAACAGCTGCAGGCCATGGTGATGCAGGGCCCCTGGAATCAATTCATCATCCAGGGCGACAACATCCTGTTTTTCCCGGTGCCTGTAGCTGGGCAGAACATCTGGTTTCAGTACACCACTTCCAATTGGTGCCAGTCCTCTGGTGGTATTGGTCAGGGCCGATTCAAGGCCGATACGGACATCCTGCTTCTGCGCGAGGACGTGTTCAAGCTCGGCTGTGAATGGCGCTGGAAGAAGGCCAAAGGCCTCGATTACGCCCAGGATTTTGTTGACTACGAAACGATATTGGAAACCGCGAAGGCACGCGACGGCTCGAAAGACGTGATCAACATGGGGGACGTGAAGTACGACATTTATCCCGGCATCCTCGTGCCGTCCGGGAGTTGGCCGGTATGATTCGCCGACCGGTCGCCGCAGTTCGGGCTCAGCAGACAGCGCGAACAGCCATTATCCCCGCACCCGTGGGTGGTTGGAACGCGCGCGATCCGCTGGCGGCCATGGCGCCGGGCGATGCGATCATCCTGAACAACTTTTTTCCGCAGCCGGGCGGGGTGGCGTTGCGCAATGGGTCGCTCACGTGGGCCACGGGCCTGGGTAACCAGGTCAACACCATCATGGGCTACAACCCCGCTGCGGGAATGCCCAAGCTCTTCGCCGCCGCGGGCGGCAGTATTTTCGATGTGACCGCGGGCGGTGCTGTCGGCGCGGCAGACGTGTCGGGATTGTCCAACTCCATCTGGAGCCACCTGAATTTCGCCACCCCAGCAGGCCCGTTTCTGCTTGCGGTGAACGGCCAGGACGGTTACTACATCTACAACGGTTCGGCATGGCAAAGTGTCACAGCAAGCTCATCGCCGATTTCGATTACGGGCGTGGATCCAATCTCGCTGTCAGCAGTTCAGAGCTACGCCAGCAGCGTGTGGTTCACTCAGAAGGATTCGCTAACCGCCTATTATCTGCCCGTGGTAAGCGTCGGGGGTGCTGCGACCGCGTTCCCCATGAATCAGATCTTCCGCCGCGGCGGCCGGCTGGTGGCCATGGGTGTCTGGACTGTGGACGGCGGCTATGGCATGCAGGATTATCTCTGCTTCGCCACGAGCGAAGGCGAGATCGCCATCTATGGGGGCACCGACCCTTCGCAATCGTCCACATGGTCGCTGGTGGGCGTCTATCAGGTGGGCACGCCCATGGGGGCGCGCTGCTTCATGAAGTACGGCGGCGATCTGCTCTATATCGGTAAGGATGGTCTGGGCCCCGTTTCCAGACTGCTTGGGTCTTCTCGCGTGAACACGGAAACGCAGCTCACGTACAAGATTCAGGGCGCGATCTCGCAGGCGACCGCCAGCTACGCCACGAATTTCGGATGGCAGATGATGCTGCATCCGCTGCAAAACCAACTCTTTCTGAACGTGCCGATTGCGCTGGGCCAGCAGCAGCAATATGTGATGAACACAATCACGGGCGGTTGGTGCAACTTCACCGGCTGGCCGGCGAACTGTTGGGAACGCTGGCAAGACCGCCTCTATTTCGGCGCGAATGGAAAGGTAATTCAAGCCTGGACGAATAACCTGGATGACGACGGCGAACAGATCCAAGGGGAGGCGTTGCAGGCGTTCCAGACCTTCGGTAGTGGCCAGCTCAAGCAATTTCTGATGGCCCGACCCATTCTGCAGGGGTCTGGCAATTTCGGCACGCTTCTGGGCGTGAACGTCGATTTCGATACCGGCTCGCCGGTCGGCAATCCATCGTTCACACCATCCACGGCGGGCCTGTGGGATCAAGGCTTCTGGGATCAAGCGCTCTGGGGTGGTCAGTTCGACATCGCCAAGAATTGGCAGCAAGCCAATGCCATGGGCACATGGGGTGCCGCGCATCTGCGCATTTCGGGCCTGGATGCTTCCATCAACTGGACGGCCACGGAATACCTGCTTCGTGATGCGGGGGTTCTGTGAAGCGCATCCTCTGGAACGAGCCGGAACGTGTTGAGCGCTTTGTGCGCGAAAGGCTCGATTGCCGGCCATTCAAGGAATATGCGGCCATCGGCATCGAAGATGACGGCGAACTGATCGGAGGCATCATCTTCGACAGCAAGTGGGGCGCCTCCATTCAGATGCATGTGGCCTCCAACGGCTCGCGCCATTGGATGACGGCTGCGGGGCTGGCCGCATGTTTCGGCTACGCCTTCAATCAGGAAAAAGTAAACATCATCGTCGGCCTCGTGAGGGCCGACAACATCGAGGCACGGCGCTTCGATGAGCATCTCGGATTCAAGCAGTGCGGACAACTCCCGCTGGCCTGTACCGATGGAACGGACTTGATTGTCTACGGCATGCGCAAAAGCGACTGCCGCTATCTCCAAGGTAAATACCATGCGGAACTTATTGCTGAGCTGCGGGATTCCGGATCTTCCGGCCCGCGCCTTCCGACGTAGCCCTCGCGGAGGCGTGTCCACTCTCGAGGGTGGCGGCAAGGGCGGAAGCGCTCCCTCCTACCCCGATCCCTATCAGGTCGCGGATGCGACGACGCAAACCAATCAGGCGAGCGCCGCCTATAACAAGGCGTTGAACCTGAACAACAATACCAACGCGTTCGGGTCGCAGACCACCACACAAACGGGCACCGATCCCAACACGGGCGCGCCGATCTACACCACCTCCAATCTGCCGAACTCGCAGCTCGCGGGGCAGATCAATTCGTTGTTGGGACAGGCCGGCAACAGCGGCGCGATCAACAATCAAGCGATGGGGCTGCTCAACGGCTTGACGGGCACCTACGGCCAGAACAGCCAGAACGCGCAGACCCTATTCAACAACGCCCAGAACCTCCAGGGGGGCCTGCTCGGACTCGGTTCACAATACTCGGGTCTCAATTCCAGTCTCGCTGGCTTAGGCTCGACACTGAGTCCAGAGGCCGCGCAAAATGCCCAGCAGCAAGGCCAGGATGCCGCCTACAAGGCCTCCATGGGATACCTGCAGCCGCAGTTCAACCAGCAGACACAATCCCTCTCCGCACAGCTTGCGAATCAGGGCATACAGGCCGGCTCTCAAGCCTACACGAATGCCACGCAGAACCTGGGCCTCCAGCAGGGCCAGCAGCAACAGGAAGCGCTGAACAATGCGGTTCTGACCGGTTCCCAGATGGGTACGCAGAACCTGCAAAACCAGATTGCCGGCATCAATACCCAAGCGGGTCTGCTGGGGCAGCAGGCCTCGAATCTTGCGGGTCAAGGCGGCTTGTACACGGGCGCCGGCCAGATCAACAGCGGTAGCGCGCTTGGCATCAATGCGGGCAACAGCTCGGCCGCGGGCTTGGCTGGGCTCGCGGGCCAGATGTCGGGGCTCGGCCAAGTGCCCTATTCAGATCTAGGTTATCTGAGCAGTCTCGTGCCAGGATACTCGGGCACCGGCAGTTCCTCGTCATCGCCTGCTGACATCGCGGGCTACACCAACAACGCTTACCAATCGCAGTTGGCCAACTACAACGCGAATGTTCAATCCCAGAATTCCATGATGAATGGGCTTATGGGCTTGGGCGCGGCCGGCATGCTCGCATTCTTATAGGAGAACATGATGGCAGGCTTATTTCAAGCTGGCGTGCTTCCGCAATATGCAGGAACCGCCTACGGCCTGAGCCAGCAGCAAATGCTCGCCCAGGCCCTCATGCGCAACGCCATGCAGGGACAGCAGTTGCCGGCGACGGTGGGCTCTGGCGGCTCGCAGAATTATCAAGTGGCACCGCGCTATTCGCTGGGTGCCGGGCTCGCGCAATTGGGCCAGGGCGCGCTTGCCGGCTCGGCCATGAACAATGTGGCGCAGGGCATGAACAATCTGGGCGCGGCGCAGTGGCAGTACCTCACGGGCGCCAACCCCTACGGCGCCAGCATGGGGGGCTCATCCTCCCCTCTTCAGCAACCCCCAGCAGGTCAACCCGCAAGCGGGACTGCTGGGGGCGCAGGCGTATCCGGTGGCTCCGCAGGTCAATCCGCTGGCGCGGCCGCTGGGATGACGCCGCGGCCGTTTCTGGCTCCCGGTGGCGCAATGAACCCGGGCGGCATGCCTGTGAATCAAGCCGCCATGCAGTATTTGACGCTGGGCCCAGAGGAATACAGCAAAGAGTTCGTCGCGCCCTACTACCAGCCGACCGAAATCGCACGCAACATGCGCGCTGCGGGCATCGATCCTAATTCGGCGCTCGGACGCCAGATTATGCAGCAGCAGGTGGCCAAACAGAATTACATTGCGCCCACGTCGATCCGTGCCAATGGCGGCATGTACAACCCCGCGACCGGCGAAATCACCATGCTTCCCGCCGCGGCGCCCGCTGGATACCAGAGCGTTCGGGATCCACAAACCGGGCAATGGAGCTACCAGCCCGTGCAAGGTGGCGCTGCCGCCGTGGCTGGCGCGGAACAGGCCCACCAGACCGGCAAAACGTTGGGCTCCCCGACGGAGGTGTATTCGCCGAATGCGGACGGCCAGGGGCATCCCGGGATGGTGCGCGTACTCGGCTCGCAGGTGTATGGAGCGCTTGGCGCCCCGACCGCACCGGGAAATCCTACACTCCCCGCGCCGCTACGCAACAACAACCCCGGCGCGCTGATGCCGGGCGGCAAATTAGCACAGTACCCGACGATGGAAGCCGGCCTCGCAGCTTTGGATGGGAATCTACAGTCTTACGGCAAGCAGGGTGTCGACACGCTCTCGGGCATCATCAAAAAATGGGCGCCTCCGAACGAGAACAATACCCAGGCCTATATTCAGGACGTGAGCCAGCGCCTGGGGCTCTCACCGGCCCAGAAAATAGATCTTTCGAGTCCGGCGGTTCGTCAGGCGATCGCCACGGGCATCATGCTGCATGAAAATGGCGCGAACGGTGTGTTTGCGGCGCCGACAGCGCCCACAGCTTCTACCCCCATGGCCGCACCGCCACTGGGCGCGACGCCAGCCGCCAATGCCGCGCAGAGCGCCGCACCCGAGTCGATGCAGAAAGACTATGAAGGCATGCTGGAAGATGGCCCACAGCAGCAACAAGCCATCGACGCGCTCAATACCATGATGCAGTTGGCCAAGCAGAAAGGGCCGCTCATGGTGGGGCCTATCGGGGCCTACGCTGGCAATACGGGCCTGAGCACCAGCGCAGCCGAGTACGACAAACAACGCGCGAACGTCATTGCATTGCTCGGCAAGAGCCTGGGAAGTGGGGGCACAGACGCGGGCCGGGCCAACATCGCCGAGTCGATCCCGGACTACGGCAAGCCCCAGCACGCGATGATCGAGGGGATCCAGACCCAGATCAATCAGCTAACCGCCGGTCTTCTGCGGCGCCAAGTGCTCACGAACGCCTACAACGCAGGCAACTCGACCAACTACACCGCATTGGCCAACGGCTTTGACCAGAACATCAAGCCGTCGATGATGCCCATCTTGAGGATGTCGGGTACGGCGCAGCGCACAGCCGTTCAGGCAGCCCTCAAGGCCAATCCCGCGCTGCGGTCGAGCTTCGAGTGGGCCTACAACCACGGACTGCTGAAATGAGCGGATTCGACGACTACCTGAATACGGCGCCCGCAGCCACGGGCGCGCCCTCTTTCGATGCGTATCTGGGGGCGCCGGCTCAGGCTGCGGCTCCAGTGGGTGCGGCGCCTTCTGCGGGCGCACAACCCGGTTGGCTTGCTTCCTTGGCTGCTGGTCTAGGGCACGGCGTGGGTGAGGGAATTCTTGGGCTCGGGCAAACCGCCGGGGACCTCTTTGGCAAGACAATAAGTCCCGAGGCCGGGCAACTTGTCATGGACACTACCAACACCGGACTCAAGAATTTGAATTCTTGGTACTCGCCCTATCAAAGCGCAAACCCTACTGCCGCCGCAATCGGAAACGTTACAGGCCAAGTTGCCTCGACTGCCCCCCTTGCGTTGGCGGCTCCCGAAATGGGGGCTGCCTCCTTTCTGGGTCGAGCGGGAACGGGTGCGGCTTTGGGAATGGGGTCGGCGGCATTTTCTCCCGTAGATCCATTGCAACCTGGACAAAATTTCACTGACCAGAAGTTGGGCCAGATCGGTACGGGCGCCGCAATTGGCGGCATTGCGGCTCCTCTTGCCGGCATGCTGGGAGATGTAATTCAGGGCGCAGGAGGGCCAGCTCAGCGCGCACTCGCGCAAGCTGGCGTTCCCCTTACTCCAGGCCAGATTCTAGGAGGGAGACTTGCCACCATGGAAAGCAAGGCTACGAGTTTGCCTCTCATCGGCGACATGATTAAAGGGGCTCAGAATCGCTCTGTGCAGGGTTTTAACCGGGCAACCTATGATCAAGTCCTCGCCCCGCTGGGACGCACCTACAGCGGGCCGGTGGGTCAGGATGGCGTCAATGCCGTGCGCCAGACCATTGGGGATGCCTACAATTCGGCACTCTCAAATATGACGTTTCGGGCGAATGATCCGCAATTTAAGACCGACATTCTCCAATTGGGACAAATGGCGGAAGGACTGGGAGCACCCCAGAAGCAAACCTTCTTGAACACAGTGAAAACGCAGATATTCGGCAAACTCAGTCCTCAGGACACCATGGACGGCCCGCAACTACAGGGCGTTCAGTCCGAGCTCGGCAGGCTCGCACGTGGGTACCAAGGCGATCCCTCGTTCGATAATCGCCAGCTCGGCGCAGCGATTGGGGAAGTCAAGAATGCAATCGACCAATCGCTGCCACGCTACAACCCACCGGAAGCCGTCGAAAACCTCTCGAATGCGAATGCGGCTTGGTCCAATTTCACGCGCTTGCGCACAGCCGCCGGATCTCAGGGCGCCATGAATAATGGAGGGGTATTTACGCCGGCTCAACTGCAGAACGCCGTGCGTGCTGGCGACAGATCGGTGGGAAAAGGTGCTACAGCAGCCGGAACGGCTCCGATGCAGAATTGGTCGCAGACTGGCATGGAAGTGTTGGGGCGTGGATATCCCGATTCAGGGACGGCGGGGCGCCTAGGGACGGCTGGCGTGATCGGCGCCATAGCGGGACACCCCGAAATGTTGCTGAACCCAGCGACCTATTTGGCAGCAGCCCCCGCCATGGCTTATACCCCCTATGGACAGAAACTAGCCCAGGCGCTTCTTATGAACCGTCCCGCCAGTGCGCAGGCGTTGGGCGCCGCTGTCAATCGCTTCGCTCCCGCTGTTTCTGCCCTGGGCCTTCCTGCGTTCGCGGGCCTCCCGCAACAGTGACCGAACGGTAGGAATAGATGCCACGATGGCCACTGCAATCATTCGTTGAATATCCATTGAATCTCTCCAACGGCTGCCATGTGTGGCCGTTTTCATTGTAGGAGACTGAAAAATGCCTCGCAACGGCTCCGGACAATATTCTTTGCCTGCTGGCAATCCAGTGGTGACCAATACGGTCATTTCATCCTCAGGATGGGCCAACCCGACGCTTTCTGATTTGGCGGCTGCCATTACCGATTCTATCGCAGCAGACGGCCAGACGGTACCCTCGGCCAACTTGCCCATGGGAAACTACCGGCACACGCAAGTTGCCAACGCGCAAGCGCGTGACGACTATGCGGCCGCCGGCCAGGTGCAGGACGGCGCATTCACGACACTGGCGAACGTTGCCGGAAGCGCTGATGCGATTACCGCGACCGTCGGGCCCCCTATCACCAGTTACGCTACCGGCGCGAAATTTACCTTCACAGCTGCAGCAGCCAATACCACGACGACGCCCACGCTCTCCATCGATGGATTGCCGGCCGAAACCTTGGTGCACGCGGATGGATCTGCGTTGGCAGCGGGAGACATCCTCGCTGACGCCACGGTGGAGGTTTATTTCGACGGCACGAACTTTCGCATACTCGGCATGTATTCGCAGAGTGCCGAATTTGATCGGATAGTGGCGCCGGGTGGTACCGTCACTGGCGACATTTCGATGAGTGGAAATCTCACGATATCGGGAAGCGGCTCATTGACTGACCCCAATGCGCAGTGGCTCGGCAAAGCTGTTGGCGAAGTTTTCCCGCTGATGACCTATCTTACTGGCGTCACGGAACCTCCCACGACTAGCAGTCTATTTCGATTCATCAAGCTCACCGCCAGCGACAGCTACAACGCCGGCGTATTGACCAGCGAGAGCGTCAGTGGCAGCGACCCGACCATTACGGCAACGGCGGTTGTTTCACTTACCGGCAGTCCATTGAACGGCAGAACGGTGCATTTACTGAACACTGAACGGTATTTTCTGCGTCCAGGAACATCGGGGGTCGGGGAGAACAGCGCGAACCTATCTCACTCCCACACTGGCGGCGCCGTTTCGGCAGGAAACCACGCGCACACAGGAACGACGGATTCTGCGGGCAATCACAGCCATACAATCCCCAACACCAACATCGGCCAAGCGGGGGGCGGCTCGCTCATTCTTGGCAGCACGGACGTTAGTTATACAGGCAATGCGGGCGCGCACACGCACACGTTTACGACGGGCGCAGCCGGCACTCACACTCATGACATCACCATCACCAGCTCGGGCGGCTCAGAATCTCGGCCTCGCTATATCGGCGCAACTTACTACATGAGGATCTTATGACCTATTACGCATCCGCTGGTGCCATCAGCACCGATCCCCTCGAGGGTGGCATCGAAATCAGCGAAGACCAGTATCGCCAAGCACTGGCCGCGATGATGGACGGGAAAGCCGTGGCCATCGATGGCGGCTTTCATCTGGTCGAGCCGCCCGCGCCAGCGCCCACACCGGCGCCTCAGCCGTCCACGGTCATGTCCACGCTGGACTATTTCAACCGCTTTACGGACGCCGAGTACGCGGCAGTCAAAAGCGGCCCGATGGCGATTCAGCGTGGCTTGGACATGCTGATTGCGGCGCAGTACATCGATGTGACTGACCCCAGGGTGACCCAGTACCTTGATGCGCTGGTGACTGCGGGCATCATCAACGAAGCGCGCAAGACCGAGCTGCTCGCGCCGCCGGCGTGACGTTACCCGACCGAACCTGACAGCCGCCCTCGAGGCGGTTTTTTATTAAGGAACCCGCAATGAAACTGGACGCGGCAATACTGGATGCCACGGTAACCACGATAGCGAGCCGCACGACTTATGGCGGGGCGGGCGCATCAGCTGTCGGCTGGGCGGCGAATATCGACTGGCTGACCGTTGTCGGCGTGGCCGTGGCGGTGATCGGCTTGGCCGTGAACGTGTATTTCCAGATCCGACGCGACCGGCGCGAGTCCGTACTGAATCAGGCGCGCATCGCGGCGCTGCGGGAAAAGCAATGATCCCGGCCAGTCTGAAGGCGACTCTCCTGCGCCTGATCGCTACAGGAGCGCCTGCCGTTCTCATTGCGGCGGCGCTGATTGGACATTCCGAGGGCACGCGCTACACGCCCTACCGGGATGTGGGCGGGGTGCTCACGGTCTGCGAGGGACACACAGGGCCTGATGTGATCGAGGGCAAGACCTACACGCCGGGCGAGTGCGCAACCCTCAGGAACCGCGATATCGCCGCCGCGGAAGCGGCCGTGGATCGCCTTGTGAAGGTGCCCATCAGCACGACCGAGCGCGCGGCGCTCATCGACTTTGCGTACAACGCGGGCGCGGGCAACCTTGCACGCTCTACGCTGCTGCGCAAACTGAACGCAGGAGACCATGCCGGGGCCTGCGCCGAGTATCGACGCTGGGTGAATGCCGGCGGCCAGGTGCGCGCCGGGCTCGTCAACCGCAGGGAGGCCGAGACATGGCTCTGCTCAATAAATACACCATAGCCACGGCCGCGCTGCTACTCGCCCTGGCCGCCCTATGGGGCTACGGACGCTACCGATACCACGAGGGCGTCACCGACACTCAGACCGCCGCCAAGATCGCCGCAGCGGCCCAATATGCCCAGGACGTGGCTCGCATCAATGCGCAGGCCGCAACCCTGCAAGCCAAGCTCACGGAGTTGGAAAATGCTTCCCCCAAGATCGTCACACAATACCGGGATCGGGTTATCAAGGTTCCTCTGCCTGCTGATTGCCGCATTGATCCTGACCGGCTGCACAACCTGCAGGCTGCCGTCCAAGCCGCCAACGCTGCCCGCTGATCTGGCCGCGCCGTGTCCGCGGGTGCCCGGGTTCGATTCCGAGTCGTGGGATGATCTCGGGCTTGCATATATTGGACTGACGACGCAGTATGCGCAGTGCGCCGCGCGGCATGATGCTGTAGTGGGGGCTTGGCCGAAGTGAGGCTATACTGGACGCTCATCGGCCGCACGTCGTTCGCAAGCATTACGCAAATGGTGCCAAAACCCGCATGGATTCAAGCAATTCGATTCCGGCCCCGGGCACCAACGACTTGTCCCATACAGGTTCAAGTTGCACCAAACTCTCAAGAAAATCATGTGGCTAGAATAGAAACTTAGCCCATGAGGTTCCATCAAGTTTCAGTAAATCCCGACGTTGCGTGCCCCCCCAAGGTGTACCTAGACTGGTCGTACCCAGTTTTCTTTTTGCAGGGGTACACCTATGGGATTCCCGACTGACCTGAAGATCCGCACCCTCTCGTCCGACGCCAAAGAGCAGTTGCTGAATGACGGCGATGGCCTCTACCTGCGCGTGCGCGCATCCAGTAAAAGTTGGCTCTACCGCTACAAGTCCGGTGAGAAGCAGATCAAGATCGGCCTGGGTGCCTATCCCACCGTCACCCTCGCGATGGCGCGCGCACTCACCAAAGAGGCAAACGCGCTACGCGCTCAAAGCATCCACCCACAGGACGCTCGGTGAGAACAGCAAGAGCAAGCCAAGATCGCCAAGATGAATACTTTCGAGCTGATGGCGCGCGCCTGGCTCGAAAGTGCAAGTAAAGATCGCGTCTGGTCTGCCGGCTACAAAAGCAAGGTGACTCGCCACCTGGCGCACGTATCGAAGGAAGAGCTGGGCGCCAGCTACGACCGCGCCACATTCCTGGCTCAGAGCAAGATGATGGTGCAGCAGTGGACGGATTTTCTGGATGAGCTGGAAGCCGGCAAGATGCCCAAGCTTGCGGAAAACGTCCTTTGGCTCAAGCAGGCGTAGAACTGCCTTGGGTTGCAATCCGTAGCCTCATCATCCCAGAAATGGTATATTTACATGAAGCCTTCCACCACAAAGCCGCTCTTCTGGCTTGGCAGCAGCAAGAAAGACCTGCTGGCCCTTCCCGTCGCTGTACGAAAGTTTTTCGGTCATGCACTTGATTTCGCCCAGCGTGGCGAACAGCACGAAGCGGCGAAAGTGCTAAAGGGCTTTGGCAGTGCCGGCGTACTGGAAATTGTTGAAGACGACACCGGCGGCACTTACCGAACCGTCTACACCGTGCGCTTCGCTGAAGCCGTCTTTGTGCTGCATGTCTTCCAGAAGAAAAGTAAGCAGGGGATTGAAACCCCTAAGCGGGACATGGACATCATCCATCAGCGTCTGAAGGCGGCTGCAATCGTTGCGCAGGAGTTGAGAAATGAATAAACGCATCGTTGCGGGTATAGAAGTCGAAGCCAGCACAGGTAATGTGTTTGCCGACCTGGGCCTGCCCGACGCCGAAAAGCTGCAGATCAAATCAGGGCTGACCGTCGAGATTGCCAAGGCCATTCGTGAACGAGGACTCACCCAGGCCGAAGCCGCACAACGTATGGGCCTTACCCAGCCCAAGGTGTCGAGTCTGCTGCGTGGCGAATTCTCGAACTTTTCCGAGCGCAAACTCATGGACTGCCTGAATCGGCTGGGTTATGACATAGAAATCCGCGTGCGGAAAACGCCGGAACCGGTCGGCCACCTGGTGCTGACTCACGCTTGA